AAATAATAATAAGTAAATAGTAAAAATAAATAAAAATATTAAGTTATTGAATTTATTATGTTTTATTTTTAGAGTGTTATTTCATGCGATTAAATGAATTGGATCTAATTTAAGAAAAGACAAAAGCAAAAAAAGAAAAGATATACAGAAAAGAAATAACCTGGAATTGTATTTATAGAATTTTAAAGCAACAAATTAAAAACAATTATAGAAACAAAAGCAATAGTTGTGTGCATAAGTATTGCGATCAATTAATTAAATAAATTTACTATTTATTAATACACAGCGATCGTTTGTAATATGTGTATTTGTAGCGGTGTTGCATTTATATCACACTTGCATGATAATGTGTTGCATTTATGCAACAATATTAGATTACTAGTGATAATCATTATTATCAATAGTAATAATATAATAATTCCGATAACGTTTAATTATCGGAAATATAGTTATAGTTGTATTTTTATTTTATTTAATAAAATGTGTTGCATAAATATCACACAATTTTAGATTGCACATGGGGGTAGGCACCACAGAACGCCACACTTTTTTTTATATATATATATGGGACTTATTAGGATACCTTTAGTCATATAGTCAATTTGCCACCAATCTCTCAACAAACAAAATCGCTAACGCACACACATCTATCCCCAAAAACAACCCACCTATTTTTTATTTGCCTGACCAACCTTTTTATATATTAGTAAAATACTATATCTAGTATATGAACAAAATTATGCATCCAGATGATGAAGATTATTATAATAATAATATAAAAGCTATTATCTTTATAAATATTGATAATTCTGTAACAGTTAAATTTATAGGATTTGAAAATAAAGAACATTCTTCAATATTTAGTTCTTGGTTAATGATGTTATTAAATATTGACAATGCAATTATAAATGATGGCAAATCCAAATCTATTCATTAATGAGTGTAATAACAGAAACCATAATCCAAAATGGTGTTACTAAATATAAAATACCTTATTACCCAAGAGAAAAACAAATAGAACTTCATTTTAACATGAAGAAATATCGTTGGTCGGTATTAGTTTGTCATAGAAGATTTGGCAAAACTGTTTGCATGATAAATCATTTACTTATGTCAGCATTACGTTCTAAAGAAAAGGCACCACGATATGCTTATATAGCTCCTACATTTAAACAGGCAAAATCTATTGCTTGGGATTATATGAAACAATACACATCTTTAATCCCTAATGTTAAGTTTAACGAAACAGAATTACGTTGTGATTTACCCAATGGCTCAAGAATAACATTATTAGGATCAGAAAACTCAGATGGATTACGAGGTATCTATCTTGATGGTTGCGTTATTGATGAGTATGCCAATGTACAAGGAAAATTGTTTACAGAAATTATTAGACCAGCATTATCAGATAGAAAAGGTTGGTGTGTATTTATAGGCACTCCTCAAGGAACAAATAATAATTTTTATGAATTATATCAACATGCACAAGGAGATAATCAATGGTTTCACTATAAAGCAAAGGCATCACAAACTAAAATTGTAGATGATCAAGAATTAAAAGCTGCAAAGAAAGTAATGGGAGAAAAAAAATACCTACAAGAATTTGAATGCGATTGGATTGCAAATATAGAAGGTGCTGTTTATGGAGATACTATTGCTAAGATAGAAGATGCTAAGCAATTAACGAGAGTTCCTTATGACCCATCTTTACCAGTTTCTACATCTTGGGATTTAGGTGTATCCGATCATTCATCTGTCATATTTTTTCAACAAATGGGAAGAGCAATTAATATAATAGATTACTATGAAGAACGTGGTCAAGGATTACCACATTATATTCAAATGTTACAAAGCAAAGATTACGTTTATAAAGATCATTTTGCACCTCATGATATTGAAGTTACTGATTTTAGTAATGGCAAAACAAGACGTGAAGTTGCTTATCAGTTAGGTGTAAATTTTAAAGTAGTTCCAAAGATTTCATTTGAAGATGGTATTCATGCTGTAACCATGTTGCTTCCTAGATGTTGGATTGATACAGATAGTTGCAAAAAACTTATAGATGCGTTAAGACATTATCACAGGAAGTTTATAGATAAAAACAGAATGTTTAGATCTAAGCCTGTACATGATTGGAGTTCACATGCTTGTGATGCTATGCGTTATCTTGCAGTTGGAATCCAAGAAATAAACACTAGACAATCTGCACCGCAAAGTGTAGCTGATAGTAATTACAAAATAATATGATCTTCTTGTTTGATTTATTAAACACTATTGAAATATTTCATAAATCAAATATAGCTGATAAGGAATATAGGATTATTTAATATTATGGGATTTTTGTTTCCAAAAACGCCAGCGTTGCCACCAGTGCAACCTTTACCTGAACCGCCAAAAGCAGAATTGCCAGAAGAAGAAAAAACAAAAATAAAATCTGAGCAAGATGAAATTATTAGAAAAAGAAGAGGTAGAAAAAGTACAATACTAACATCTCCGCTTATTGAACAAGCAACAACAGAGAAAAAAACTTTATTAGGAATGTAATATGGGTGGAGTAATACAAAATCCTTTTAAACCTAAACCATCAGTTCCAATTTTAGCTCCAGCTCCAGTTGTACCTCCGCCACGGATATTACCTATAGATCCATCCCCAGCTGTACCTCCGCCACAGATGTTACCTATAATTAAAGCACCAACTACTCCAGAAGTATCTCAAGGAAGTGCAACAGATATGGATTATAGAGGAATTAAAAGAAGAAGGCGTGGTAGATCTCTAACAATATTAACTGGGTCTGCAGGCGTACAAGAAGGTGCAACTTTAGGCACACCAACTCTTCTAGGATAAATAATGGGTGAAACAGATTTAGTAAAAGATCTCTTAAAGAGATTTGGAAAACTAGTAACACAACGTCAAACTTGGGAATCGCATTGGCAAGAAGTTTCAGATTACATGATGCCAAGAAAAGCAGATGTTACTAAAAGAAGATCACAAGGCGACAAACGATCTGAATTAATATTTGATTCATCTCCATTACATGCTGTTGAATTATTATCAGCATCACTCCATGGTATGCTTACTAATCCTGCAACACCATGGTTCTCATTAAAATTTAAACAATCAGATTTGATAGATGAAGATACCGCAAACGAATGGCTGCAAGATGCAACAGATAAAATGTATGAAGCATTTAATAGATCAAATTTTCAACAAGAAATATTTGAACTGTATCACGACTTAATTACTTTTGGTACAGCAGCAATGTTTATTGAAGAAGATGAAGATGACATTGTTAGATTTTCAACAAGACATATTGGTGAAATTTATATTTCAGAAAACAATAAAGGAAAAGTAGATACAGTATATAGAAAATTTAAATTAACAGCACGAGCTTGTATTCAACAGTTTGGAGAAAAAAGTGTTTCTAAAACAACAAGAGGTATTGCAATAAAAGATCCTTACGAAGAAATAACAATCCTACATGTTGTTTATCCAAGAGATAATTACGATCCTAGAAAAAAAGATAATAAAAATATGCCATTTGCTTCTTGTTATATTGAACCAAATAATAAACATGAAATATCACAATCAGGATTTAATGAGTTTCCTTATGTTGTGCCACGTTATTTAAAAGCATCTTTTGAAATCTATGGTCGTTCTCCTGCAATGACTGCCTTACCAGATGTTAAGATGTTAAATGAAATGTCTAAAACAACTATTAAAGCTGCACAGAAACAAGTAGATCCTCCATTATTAGTTCCTGATGATGGATTTATATTACCCGTTAGAACAATACCAGGTGGATTAAATTTTTATCGTGCTGGTACAAGAGATAGAATTGAACCATTAAATATTGGTGCAAATAATCCATTAGGTTTAAATATGGAAGAGCAAAGAAGAGCAGCTATTAGAGATGCTTTTTATGTTAATCAATTAATGATGCAATCTGGTCCACAAATGACTGCAACAGAAGTTGTGCAACGTAATGAAGAGAAAATGAGATTACTTGGTCCAGTTCTTGGAAGATTACAATCAGAATTACTTAGACCACTTATTGATAGAACATTTGCTATTCTACTTAGAAAAAAATTATTTAAACCAGCACCAGATTTCTTAGCTGGTCAAGACATACAAATTGAATATGTATCTCCACTTGCTAAAGCTCAAAGAGCTTCTGAGCTACAATCTATTATGAGAGCTATTGAAATATTTGGTTCACTTGCAAACATTGCTCCAGTATTTGATCATGTAAATATTGATAACCTTGTTAGACATTTAGCTGATATTGTTGGAGTTCCTGCTAAGGTATTAAATTCTAGAGCAGAAATAAATGCTATTAGACAACAGAAACAACAACAACAAGAGCAAGCAATGCAAATGCAACAAATACAACAAATTGCACAAGCTGGCGGATCTGTAGCACCTTTAGCAAAAGCATTACCTGATGAGGCTAAAGCACTTGTTGCACCACAAGAATAACAACTGAAAGGAAAATAAATGGAAGAACAAATAAATAAATTAAAAGAAGAATATAAAATAGTTTTTGGATCTGATCATGGCAAGATAGTCATGGAAGATTTAGAAAAAAGATGCCACTATAATGCTACCACTAATGTCAGAGGGGATAGCCATGAAAGTGCATATATGGAGGGACAACGCAGCGTTCTTCTATTTATTAAAAACATGCTGCTTAATGATAAACTAAAAGGAAAATAAAATGTCAGAAATACAGACAACTGAGGTAACTCAGCCTGTTGCAACTGATCAAACAACAACTGCAACAGCACAACAAATACTAAGTTCAACACAACAACCAACACAACCTGTATCTGGTAAGACTTGGAAAGAAGCTATTTCAGAAGAATACAGATCTAATCCAAATATAGAAAAGTTTACTGAAATTGATGCACTAGCTAAAAGCTATATCAATGCAGTATCTATGATCGGTGCAGATAAAATTTCATTACCAGGTAAATCTGCAACAGATGAACAATGGAATGAAGTATATAATAAATTAGGCAGACCAGAATCTGCTGACAAATATACTTTAGAATTTAAAACTGATGTTGCATCTATTGATGAAAATACCATAAAAGGTTTTGCACAAAATGCTTATAAATTAGGTTTAAATAATAAACAAGCTCAAGGCATATTAGAGTTTTATAAATCAAAACTAGAAAGCTCTGCAAAAGAAATGAATGTAAATATGGAATATGCTCAAGAACAAGCAGCTAATTCATTACGAGCAGAATGGGGTAAATCTTATGATGAAAACTTAAGAAAAGCATCTTCAATTGCTCAAACATATTTAGAACCAGAACTTCTAGATACTCAATTAAGAGATGGTAGTAGATTAGGAGATAATCCTAAAATTATAAAAGCATTTGCTAACATTGCTAATCTATTATCTGAAGATAAGATTATTGGAACAGAAGCTGATAATGTTCTTCAAGGTAGAGAAATTGAAAAAGAAATTGAAGAATTAACATCTGATAGACAAGGTGCTTATTGGAATAAAACTCACCCTAATCACAATAAAGTTGTAAATCAGGTGCTTGCATTAAGAGAAATGCTTACGCAATAAATTTATTGCAATTAAATAAAAAATACTATATTTAGATTTCTAGGGTAATTTTTAATTAAATTACCTTAGAAATTGTAAGACAATTCTATTAGAACCTTATTCATATTGGAACCTTACATGCCTGTTGGAAAGACAACCGACTAACAGTCGTAAAATGCAAGATAGCCTATCTATAAGGTGGACAACTTTCTGAAACTAAACTTAAACTAAACTTAACAAAAGGAAATGACAGTATGTCAAATCAAATAACAACTGCTTTTGTACAGCAGTATAGTTCAAACGTACAAATGCTGTCCCAACAAATGGGATCGTATTTAAGAGGAGCTGTGGATGTTGAGTCGGTAGTAGGAAAGAATGCTTTCTTTGATCAAGTTGGTAAAACAACTGCTCAATTGAGAACGTCTCGTCATGCTGACACTCCACAATTAGATACACCTCACTCTAGAAGAAGAGTATCTCTTGCAGATTATGAGTGGGCAGATCTAATAGACAATGCAGACAAAGTTAGATTATTAATTGATCCAACTTCTTCTTATGCAAAAGCTGCGGCTGCTGCTATGGGAAGAGCTATGGATGATATAATCATATCAGCTTTAGGTGGAACATCTTTTTCAGGTGAAACTGGATCTACTTCTGTATCGCTACCAGCGGCACAGAAACCATTTTCAAGTTCTCAAACTGATGGTCTAACTATAGTTAAACTTTTGGAAGCAAAAAGACTATTAGATGCAGCAGATGTTGATCCATCTATACAAAGATATTTTGTGTGTGGACCAAAACAAATCTCTGATCTATTAGGAACAACTCAAGTAACTTCTAGTGATTTCAATACAGTTAAAGCATTAGCACAGGGTCAAGTAGATTCTTTCCTAGGCTTTAAATTTATTGTTAGCAATAGATTATCATTTGATGCAACTAACACTGACGACAGACTAGCTTATGCATTTACACAAGACGCTATTAAATTAGCGATTGGTCAAGATGTTATAGCGAGAATTGATGAGAGAGCTGATAAGTCTTACAGCACTCAAGTTTATTATGCTATGAGCATTGGTGCAACTAGAATGGAAGAAGAAAAAGTTGTGCAAGTTGCTTGTGATGAATAATCTAACAATAGGAGAATAAAACATGGCAAACGTAAATACAGATCTAGTAACTAATTTTGTTGCTGTTCCTCAGGTATTAAATCCTGCTCAACAGTTACAAGGTGTAAAAAGAGTTGCTAGTGGAACAATAGCTTTAGCTGCTGGTGATTTAAGTGCTAACGATACAGTTATGTTAGCACCTATTCCTAGCAATGCTAGTATTATTTCAATCAAGTTATTTAATGATGACTTAGATTCAGGTAGTACAAATACTGCTGACGTTGGTTTATATAAACAGGATTTAACTGTTTTAGATGCTGACGCTTATGCCTCTGCGATTACAGATCTTAGAGGAGCTGTAAAAACAGGAACTGAAGTAGCATTTGAAGCTAGAGACATTAACAAAATGGGACAAAAAGTTTGGCAAGATGCTGGACTTTCTTCTGATCCTGCACTTACTTTCTTCGTAGGAATTAATTTTCCTGCGGCTGGTGATACTGCTGGTGATCTAAGTTTTGTTATTGAATACTCAGTAAATTAATATTAGTTATTAATTAATAGTGGGGATTAAAAATCCCCACTATAAGTTAATGAAAAAAACCAACGAAATAAAAACTATTTTACATTTACAAAATAAAGATTATATCTATCGCTATGTTTTAGTTGATAGATTTAAACATACATCAACTGCACATCATGGTTTTGATAAAGATCTAGAATTAACAGAAGAAGAAATATTTGCTTTGGTTAAACCTAGACAATTAAGACGCAAATATATTATAAAGAAAGAATAGTATGGCTTCAGTTGTTCAAATATGTAATGGTGCTTTAAATCAATTAGGTGCATCTACAATTTTAACACTTACAGAAGATTCCAAAAACGCTAGGCTTTGCAACGCTAGATATGAAAATATA